TCTTGATGATGCGCCCTAGCCATTGGCCGGTTTCAGAGAACTGTTGCTGTGCTTCCGTGACGCGGTTCAAATTGAGCGGCCTGTGCCCTCCGTAGATCGGAATCGGCATTTGCAATGCAGCGCCCGCACGAATGATGCCGATAGCAATGTCTGTGCCATCATTCACGTTCACTCGCACTTCGCGTACGGTGTATAGTGCTCCAGCGTTATTGAAGAACACCGCGATGGTCGAGTTGTCGGTTGGCGAGATCGTCGCACGAGTGGTGTGACCACCTCCGACTGTTGCCGCCGTGGAAATCGTGACTGTCTTGCCTGATAGGTTGTGCGCTGCAATAAAGACGCAATCGATAGATACGTCTGCCGCTGCCACAAGCGTCCAGTTATTCGAGCCTGGCGCAAGTTCCCACCGCTGCGACGTGTAGTCATTGGCAGCATAAGCCGGATTCGTGCCACCACCAGAGACAGTGCCGGTCATCATGTCCCACAAGATGCGGGCATGGTTTAGCGGCTCATTCGTGGAGACGGTATATCCGGCTGTGCTTATGGTCACGGCGTTCCTGCCATTTCAATCCAGTTGGTCCCGTCACAAACAAGCAATGCCCATGCGCCATCGGTGTTTGGCAAAATAGGAGTGCTAGCTCCTCCGCCTTCGCGCGGGACTACATTGCCAGATGCCGACACAACTGTCTGAGCCTGTGTGGTAGAAATCACGAGAATGCGGCCTGTATTGCTTGCAGGTGTCGGAAGCGTGAGCGTGTTTGATGACCCCGTGCGGTTGCTTATGATGAATGTCACGCCAGCCGCAACCGTGTAATCTGTCGTGACAGTCACCGGAGCAGCAAGGGCAAACGATCCGTTGACTTGCAGCTTCGCCGTTGGCGTTGCCGTGCCGATGCCCACGCGATCAGTGGATGCGTCTACGAAAACAAGGTTGGCGTCTGTGTCGCCTTCGATGCGTTGGTCTACATCAGCGCCAGCATCGTTGAAGACGTTTGCCCCTGCGAATGATGCAGCCGGAACATTCTGAAACAACTCCGCGCGCGTCTGCTTCTTGGTCTCGGGGACGCTTGTGTCCACCACCACATAAAGGTCATCCGTGGCCGTGTTGGCCCCGGTCAGTGCTGATAGTGCTGAAATTTTGATGTCAGGCACAGGCTGTCTCCTTATTTATCTCAAGTGCAACATCAATAGGCCAGTTAAGGCCGTATATGCGCTGGCGTACCGTGCTTGACTTTAGGTTCTTATATGCGATCCATTTTTCAAGCGTGCGTGTTTCTCCATTTATAGTAATTAGTCGGCTTGAACGCCTGTTGTTTGCCTGTTCATTCTTGTCTGCCCATTTGCAATTTTCAGGGCTGTATCCGCGATTGTTATCAATTCTCTCTAACCCCAATCCAGGCTGATAACTGCCTACCATATCCTGATAGAAATTCTCAAGAATGTTCCATCTTTCACAAAGCGTGATCCCGCGAGCACCATAGTTCTTAAAGTGACAATGATCTGGGTTACTTGTGCGGTGCTTCACGCCATACCAAATGTTGCGAAGCCGCTGAAAGTGTGGCCTTTCCAACAACGATGTCGGCAATGCTTTATGCGTCCGTCCCATCAGGCTATCACTCCGCGAATTGTGCCGCCGTTGCGCTGCGTGCTGTTAAGCTGGTCGATGAACTGTCTGGCGAACTTCTCGCCAAAGCCCATTGGATCATTCATCATTGTAAACTGGAACGTGGTCGTTGGCGATGCCGCTGCCGGGGCTGCGGACGCACCACCGCCGCCGCCTCGACGGCCACCACCGCCACCTCCACCACCACCGCCGCCGCCGCCTTCCGAGACGCCCTTGATAGCCGCCACGGCACTCATGCCCTTGGCAAAAACAAGAGCATAAGCAGCAAACTTGTCAGCAGGAGTAAGGCCAACCTTCATTGCGTCAACGGCTGCTACAATTGTGGAAACAATGGCCTGTGCTGCTCCCATAGCTTTGGATACTTTAAGGAACTTTTTCCCGCCCGCTTGAGCTGCCGCTTGAAGTGATGCAAAACCATCTTGAACACTTGTAAGGTCATCTTTGACCTGCATCAATCGAATGTTGTGTAGATCAGCAGAATGTTGCTCCGCACGCTGCCGCATTAGTTCTTTGAACTCTGCGTCTAGTTCATCCTTGCCTGTCAAATGCCCGCGAAGCAGTTCCATATCTGCTGCATATTCAGCTTCAAGGATTTCTCGTTCAGACTTAAAGCCTTCGCGGATCGATTCAAGCCTAGCCATATAGAATGCGTCCACCTCTTGCGATGGCGAAACGCCTGGGACTACAGGACCGTTACCTTCTTTAGAAACTTCGCCATCTTTTCCGGGGATCGCCGGAATGAAAGCGCCAGCATTTGACTTCTCGACCATCGCACGAGCCGCAGAAAGGTCGGCTTGAAGACCTGATAAGTCTATCCCAATTGCGTCAGAAATCTGCTTCCCGAATTCTGCCATTCCTGGCACCATGTCTTGAGCAGTCTGATAAACGAAATCTAAACCCTTCTTGAGTTCATCTACGCTGTCGGTGGCGATTGCAATGCCAGCCGCTAGTGTAATGAATCCGACAAGACCAATCTTCTTGGCGGCGTTAAATGCCGTCATTGTTATGGTCGCGGCTTTTACTGCTTGTGCAAACGCCACGAAGCCAGACGCAGCGCCAAACAAATAGCGCGTAAAGATTACAAGTCCAATCCCTTTGATCATTTCACCAAGAAGGCCAAGGTTGTCTTTCACAACAATGACTGCGCGTGACACACCTTGCAGAATTTGACCAGCAGCCTCTCCCGCAGACTTAAAGCTATCAGTCGATTGTGCGCTATTAACTAATGCCTCAGATACACCGACCAAGGCTGGCGTCATGCCTGTGGTAAAACTTTGCACGGCCCCAGCAACATATTGCTGAAGCCTAGTAATATTGTCGTTAAATTGTTCTGCACCTGAGGCTGCTTCTTGCGAAACAACTACGCCAAACATTCGTGCCTGATTAGTCATTTCGGCAATGCTTGCGGCACCACCGTTCAGAAGTGGAATTAAATCAAGACCAGAACGGCCAAACAATTCCAATGCCCACTGCGATTTTTGCACGCCATCGGGCATCATGGCGAACTTGTCGGCGACATCCATCAGCACTTCGTTAGTGCCGCGCATTGTTCCGTCATTATTACGAAGAGAGACGCCGAACGCTTGGAAACTCTCAGCACTATCACCCATTTTGCGGGCCATGATGCCAAGAGAACTTTGCAGTTGCTCGATAGACAAGTCAGACAATTTGGCTGCGTAATTTAAGCCAGACAACTCTTCAGTTGTCATGCCAACTTTCTGTGCTACCTTCCCAATGTTGTCAGCATAATTAAGTGCAGCCTTACCAGCCGCGACAAACACACCAGCGGAAAGCGCACCGGCAATTCCAGCCGCAGCGCCCTTCGCAAACCTGGTTAATGAACTTTCTGCCTTGCCTAGTGCTCGATCAAGGCCAGACGAATTGCCGGTGATGTTGACTTCGATTCCGCTAACTTGAGCCATGCAACAGTTCCTTTAATTCCTCTACATCGGCCCTAGTCAGTTTCCCGGCGTATGTTTCGCCTGGCTCTTTCGGCTTCTTCAACTCGTATTCCAACCACCACTCGGGAATGGTCATCTCCCAGAACTCGCTAGGCTGAATTCCCCATTCCCTCGCCCATAGATACATCCCGTTCCAGTCTAGTTCTCCATACTCTCCATGATCTTCGCCCTCGCCTTCGACTGGCTTTCGGTCTGGGCGTCTGGATTTTTTGACTTGTCTTCAGTCGGAGAGAACGATGTGAGCACAAGGCTGATCAAGGAAGTGATGCTCTCCTGATCGCCCGTTACAAGTTCCTCATAGACTTGTTCGTCCGTGACCTTGGCACCTGCCGACTGCAACATCTTGGACAGAACGAAAGCGATGTGACTGACAGGCGGGCGACCTTGGCTTGTGCGAACGGCGATGTCCGTGAAGGATATGTCGCCCATCTCGATGGATCGCATCAGCTTCATGGAAGGGACGAAGCGATACTCTTCACCCTTCCACTTGATTGTTAGCTCCCGAAAGATTGCCATGATTACGATGCCGTGAACGTAATCGTTCCAGAGGACTGGATCGAGGCCGTGAAGGTCGTGGCGTCTGCCTGTTCGCCGGTCACAGCGAAGCTGGCAAGGAAGAAGTTGCCGGTGAACGATCCAAGGCCAAGCAGTTCGATGGTGTAGGCTTCGAGCAGCGCCGAGGCGGTGCCGACTGCCAGCGCCAGGAAGGTGGTGTCCTCAAGGATGCCTTGGACTTCGGCATCGATGGAGCGGACACCGACATCAGCCAGCATCTTGCGCCAACCGTTGTCATCCTTTTCAGTGATGTCAATCGGCTCGTTGTTGATGGTGAAGCTATCGGCACGAGCGCCAGCCACGGCAGTCGAACCGCGCTTGATACGGACTTTGCGTCCAGCGATTGCGGGCATGTTCTAGTTCCTTTCTTAGGTCACGGGTCCACGAATGTTAGAGAATGCCACCGTAGACCCTACGCTATTGGTGGCGGTTACACGGCACCGAATATACTTTCCGGTGTCGGAGCCTGTGAGTGTGTATGTAAGGTTGGTTGCAGAAGCGATGTTGGCCCATGACGGGTCATTGGGATCGGCAACATTGCCACGCTGCCACTGACGGGCGAAGGTGATCGTAGCATCGCCAGCCCATGTGCCGTTGGTAGTGGTCTGGACGTTGGTTCCGGAGAGTGTGCCGGTGATCGCCGGGAGAACGGTGTTGTAGGGGCCGATGGTGGCCGTCATGTTCTCGCCGCTCTCAAGAGTGGCAGTGAAGGTTACAACATCAGCCTGTTCCGCGCCGATCTGAAGGCCCTGGAGCATGAAGTCGCCGGTCAAGGTGCCGATGCCGCTTATCGTGACCACGCACTCCTTGAGTAGCGCCGTGGTGGCCGTGCCGACGGAATCCGCCAAGAGGACGGTATCCTTGAGCACGCCTTCGATCTCGCAAGAGACAGAGCGCAAGCCGACATCGGTCAGCATGGTGCGCCAACCAGCATCATCCTTGTCAGTGATGTCGAGCGGCTCATTATTGATCGTCACGCTGTCAGCACGAGCGCCCACGATGTTGGAGCCGTTGCGGCTTATGCGAACTGATCGGCCAGAAATAGCCATGCAAGAACCTCTTCTTTGGCCGTGATTATATCACGGAAACTATGCAATCCACAATACACGGTACAAGATGAGGCCGCGCTTGGTCTTGCCATCAGGATCGCGCGAGAAATTGCAAGAGTCGAGTTCGGTGGTGATATGCGTGACGCCCGCAATAGAAAGCGGCTGGCGGCGCATCCTGCCATCGACGGCATCAACTACGGTCTTCAGATCGAGCATGGATGCGGCACGGTCCCATACGTCGATCTGAACGATGGCCGATCCGCCAAGATCATCCTTGCTGTCGAAAGGATTGATTGTGTCAGCCCCGATGGTGATGAACGGGAAGGCCGATTCCAATTCACTGTCAGCCGCCTGTGGGACATCGGTGAAGATCGCCACGAGCGGGCTGTAGTATGTGCTGAGAAGGCTTGTCACGGCGCTATCGTTAAGTCGGTTGTACACTGCCGTCTGGAGGTCATCGGATTTCATTTCGTTGTCTTCTCCGCGCGTGCTTTGGCCTTGGCGATTGCAATGTTAACCAGTTCTAGCATCCGTGGAATCGCTCGTTCAACAGCAGGTATCCAAGCGGGACGTTTGCCCATCTTGAATGTGCCGAACTCAAGGTGATAGGCATATGGCAACCGGCTTCCGATTGCGCGTCCATATTTGCCTCGGTTTTCAATGTAGGTTGATGTCAGCAAAGCGCCTCCATCAGTGGCCGGGGCTTCGCCTTCTTTTGACGCCTGATGCTTGATGTCTCTGTTTTTTCCCTTGTAATAAATCCGCCCTGTTTTCGGCGGATTCTCAATAGCATTTCTAACGTCTCTGAGAGCGTTTTGTGCGGTTGCTTTGACAA